GTCGCTTGCGCAATGGTGGTTCCGCCGTCAGATTGCAGTGTGTTATAGGGATTATCTTCGAGGAATGGATTGAAATCCTCAAAGGCGCCATGGATCAAAAGTTCGTCCATGTATTGAGGCTGTTGCAAGATTCGGACCATCTGGTCTTACCTCCGTGTGAATGTGAGTTAAACGAGTTCCAGTTCTTTCTTCAGCGCGTCGTAGCTGTCCGCAGCGGATTCTCGCAACGGTGCATCCAGAATACGAACGGATTCGCGGAAGTAGGCGGGTAGCTTCTCTGCTTCGGCCACCATGTCGTCGTACGTGTCCTTGCCTTCGATCGCGGACAACTGAGCGGGGTCGAGCTTCGTGCGATCCAAGCGTTGTTCGCGTAACACGCGCTCGAGCAACACGGTCTTACTGAGTGAGTCCAGTTTGCTGGTGACGCCTTCCAGGGCCTTCTGAACCGCCAGCAGCGTTTCATCGGGTGTGGAAGCTGGAGTCTTTGGAGGCTCAACCGCCGGCTTGGGTTCCGTCGGTGGCGCGACAACCTCTTTCAGAGGCGTTTTCGATTCTGGTTGCACTTTGGGTTCCTCCGTGCGTGGTAGTAATGCGTCCAATTCGGTACGCATGGTCGCCGCGTCGATGCCCTCGGCGATGGCTTCCTTGATGGCTACGAGCCATTTAGGTTCTTGAATCGGTTTGGGATCGCGTGATTCAAACAGGCTGTTGACGGTCGCTGGATATCGCACAAGATCGACGCTGAAAACATGATCGATCGATTCAACTACGCTGCCATTCATCGTTCCAGTGGCGTTGTGCGATAAGCCAAATGCTTCCGGCATGCGTTCGGCCGCCTCGCACACGCGATCGGCAATCGGGTGTGTTTTCAGGAAGATCAGGTCGCCGTAAAGCTCATCGTTTTCGACCAGTATGTTTTTCAGTTGTCCAAAACCGTCTTCGCACTTACGCTCGGATTCAGGCTCGTCACGCAAATGGTTTATATTGACTGCCATGCCCTCATAGATTCCGGAAGCGTTATGCACGGCGGCCTTGCTGTAGGATCGTCCGTTTTTGCTTTTGGTGCCCAAGATTTTCACGTGGCGGATCACGCCGTTCTCGCGGTCGATAATCGGTGCGTCGCGAAAGGCATTCTGTTCATACAGGTGCATTGTTAAATCCTGGTAAGGGGGACACGTTCTGATAGGCAAAGCCGGCCTTCTTGGATTCCGGATGGTCGCGTGGATAGAACTTCCAGATGAGATCGCAACGGCACCGAGGGTGCGTACTGGCAGGCCCTAGCGGGTAGTCTTTGCGCCAGTAGCTTTCAGGCTTTTCGTCGTTGGGGCCGCAAATAGGACACACTCGCTCGTCTCGTTGAGTGCGCCATGTCGCAAGAGCCACGACTGGCGTGTGCTGTCCGATCCGCTGTATCGCTCCACGCTCGCCCGCCGTATTCGCTCGCGTTACTTCCGTAATGGCGATCATCTCGGCACGTTCCTGTCCGAATACGTCTTCGATTCGTGCCCGCAAAAGGCGCCGCTGTATTTCGTTCCTGGTGGACTGATCCAACTCACTTAGGCCAGCAAGCTCTTTCATGTCTCTTGCTGCCGCCTTGCGTGCTAGGCTGATTCGCTCGGCGCTGATCTTGATCAATTCCGGCAGCAGCAATGCCAATAGGCCAGCGGCCCATTTCTTCGCCTCTGTCCAGAATGAAAAGCCAACAGGCTTCTGGGTATCATCTGGTATCTGCTCACTGGCCATGTTGACGAGTTGAGTAGCCGACAGCATGTAGATCGTCGACAGTCGATCCTCGAGCGCCGATCGCATCTCACGCTGAAAATCGGCAACGGGATCCCGCCCGAGGGGCGTTCCGAGTACCCGTTCCCGTTGCCGAAGAAGCGCAGGGACAATGGCCAGCATTAGCTGCTGCTCGTGGTCTCGGCGGTCTTCGATATTCGGCATCGTTACGCTTCGCTAATCGTGTACCCGAATGCCGTCACCCAAACGTCACCGACAGTCGAGAGTGCTTCACCAGTAATTCCTGTCGCTGTCGCGGCAACCTTCATCGGCTGAGGCAATTTGATCACGACTGTTCCGCCGCTGCCACTCGTGACACTCTGATCGCTCGTGTTGACGTAGAGCATCTTGTTTGGCGTGTCCTCCGTGTCGGCGATGAGGATCGTCGGCAATTCGGCGGCCGTCACATTGGTGATTACCAAGCCCGTGATGTATAGCCGAACCGAGGCGGCCGGGTCCGCGATGATTGCCACCGCGCTGGTAGTGGTAATGGCCGTGGCATTGACGCCCCAGACTGGCGTGGCACCTTCCGGGATGCCAGTTATCAAGCCGGCTACTTGGCCGTCCCACACTTCCATGCAGGCTTGTATGGTTTCCAGTGCGGTTTCAATATTTTGGGTAGCGGTTAAGGCGTCGTTGACTCCCATGGTTCACCCTTTCTAAGGATAGGTTGCCCAATTCATTTGCCTAATAGCTTCGCGCAATAAGCCCATGCCTCGCGCGGATTCGGTAGTCTGCTCCGTATTGCCCGTGCCGATATCCTGTACAGGATTCTGTTGTTCGCCAGTCATGATGTCTGGCCGTGTGGCGGGGTTTCCCATCTGCATGCTGATCGGTTCCGGTTCGTCGGCGATCAGCTCTTGTTCGTGGTCGTAGTCGAATTCGGCTTGCGTCGTAACGCTGCGCCCGCTGAGCAACTTCCGTTCGTACAGCAGCAAATTGCCTTCGAGTTCTTCCTTGCGGTTGCGAGTGCTAACCCGAGGCGGTTTGACTTGGATCGTCACCAGCTTTTTCAGCTCGTCGACTGATCGGATACCAAGGCTTCGGAATCGCATCGTCTGAATGGCTACCGCAAGCACCTTCCAAACAACCTCTTCGTATTCCTCGGCGAACCAAACTTGTTCCGACTCAGCGGATTTGACGAACGGTGATTCAGCTACCAGAGTACCGGCGAACGTCTTGCTGTCCGCTCCGCCTGTCGTCATGAAGGCCGGCATGTTCCAACGCAGTCCGGCATACCGCACGATTGCGTCAGCCACCATCACGAAGTTGGTATCGCGCTCGGCGCCCATGGGGCCAGGCTTGTATTGAGTTCCAGCGGGGACGTGCAGAATCGTTCCCGGCATGTAGCGCTGATAGTTGGTGTCCCGAAGTCCGTTATCGAGAGTAGGCGTCTGAATCAGAGCACTACGCGCGGCTGTGTTCAGGCTTTGGACTTGGGACCGCGTGGTGCCCGGTACGTACTCTTTGATCCAGGCGATAGCCGATTGCAGCGCCGCGCCTTCGCCTGTGTTGCGGAAGACTTTGGCGGCTCGTTGGAATTCCTGCCAGACCGGATAGAAGTCGCTAAGGCCGCGTTTGATACAGCGATCGACGTTGCGCTTACCGTGGACTATGTACTGGGGTTGAACGATATCCCAGTCTCGTTGATCTCCGGTGCGGTCGAAAAAGTAGCCGTGAATTCGATAGGGGTTTCCGATATCTGTTGCAACACCGTATGTCCAGTCAACGGCGAACTGTCGTACGAGTTCAGTTGCACCCCGTTTATCCAAGGGCTCTGTGAGTGCGTCGGGTTCTTCGAATCTTACATCGGCATAACCTCCGCCAAGGCTATCAATGCGTAGGATCGTCTCGCCGTCACGTCGGGCACGGTCGTGGAATTCCCGCTCGATTCGGCGCCACTTCACGCGATCCGAGAATTCCTCGAATACCTCCGTGCAGAGTTCGGACGCGGCTATCTGTTGGCTGGTGTCGTCGTCACGCGGGGCGAACGTGTAGTTGTAGCCAGTGCCAACGACGTAGTTGGTGAGGTTGGACGATACGCCAATGGCGGCTTCGTCGATTCCGAGTAGGACACGGCAGGTCCCCCGGATTTCCGCCAGTTCGGTCTCGGTTTCCCAGAATGGCCGATTCCGTCCTTCGGTCCGATCGTCCAGCATGGACTGGTGAACGATGTCACCGCCTATCGTGGATTGCACAGCACCGCGTCTACCGCCGAATCCTGGGGAATCGAATAGAAACCCCGTGTTGCTTCCGAGTACCGTCCCGCCTTCCATCAGGGCGGCTCTGGTTTGGCTGATTTCAGCCGTTTGGACTGCTCGGCGAGCTGTGCGTAGTAGCTCGACTTCGTGCTCTAGGGCCGCATTCTGTGCCTCTAACGTTAGTTGCTCGTGACGAGCGCGGAGGTCCTCGACCGTTTCGGCCATCGCAGACTGCCAAAGAGAGGGTGTCTAATGCCACAAATCATAGATTCTAGTGGCAATAGAGTCAATTTGGCGTGTCTGAGTCAACCTTGGCGGTTGTAGAATGCAGGTAGCTTAAGCGCTCAAGCGCATGGGCTAGGTGAACGTCCCGCCGTGTTTCTGGGACTTCTTGCCGTAGGCGGTGACGGTGCGTTTACGGGCTGAGGCCTTGCCACCTTTGGCCGCGATTGCCTTCCGTTCCCCGCTGCTGAGAGCCCTAGCCCGTGCTGGGCCGCCTTTCTTGCCGCCTGCTGCTCCGAGCACCTTTGCCGCAGCCGTGAGTCCTCCGGACGATTTAGCCATGTCTGATTCCCTTGAATATCGGATGAGGTTCTTATGCTGACAACAATTTGGCCACGCCAATGGGATGGCCAAAACGCATTTAGGGAATCATAGCATGTTGAGCGCTCAAGCGCATGGGCCAGAAAAAAGCCCGGTGGTGTGAAAGGCTAGTAACGCACCACCGGGTCTCGCGTGCTACGGGAGTAGCAACGCTCGCATTATGCCATAGCTCGACTGAGAATGGAATT